CTCTGCCTTCTCCCCTTCCTTCTCCTCTTCCTTCTCCTCTTCCTTCTCCTCTTCCTTCTCCTCTTCCTTCTCCTCTTCCTTCTCCTCTTCCTTCTCCTCTTCCTTCTCCTCTTCCTTCTCCTCTTCTTTGAACTTCTTGCTTTCCTGCCACTTCTTTGCGATTTCCGCAAAGATTTCTGTCTTATCCAGAGCAGGATTCTCAGCCTTAATCTCCACATACTTCTCCTTCACGAAGATGTTGTAAGCCGAGGGAGCACGCTTCTCCTTGGGATTGCCGTCCTTGTCGACACCCTTCTTGCGCTTAGGCTTTTCCGCCTTAGCTGCCTTAGCTGCCTTCTCAGCTGCCTTGGCCTCCTTATCCTTCTCCTTGTTGTCTTTCCAGAATTGCTTACAATATTCGTCAATATCCTTCTTGGTGTTGAGAATATCGGGCATGTTCGCGACGTAAACCTTGTAAAGAGCGTTGTTAGAAGTCATTGTTTGCTTTGGGTTGCTTTGGGTTGCTTTGGGTTGCTTTGGGTTGCTTTGGGTTGCTTGTATAGATACTTGTTTTGTATCTATTTGCGTTCCAGTGGTTGTTGGTGAAGATAAATTAGAAACCTCACATAGTCAATTTTTATTATTTCTGGAACATTTTTATTCTACATTATAAAAATTGATATTAAGCTTAGATTATGGACTTATACTAATAATGCAAATTTCAATATTTGAAAACGAAGATATATCACTATATATATGGAGATTTATATCATTTAATGACTACACAAAGTTTGCAAACGTATGTAAATGTTTTGCAAAATTATACAAAAACACATCATTTAATGATATGTTAAATTCTAAATATTATGAATTAAATAATATAATAAACTTTTGCAATTTTTCTATAAAACATATTGCAAAAGTGAGCAAATATCACAATAACCCTCAATTCATGCGTATATTATTGAAAGATTATGTTGAAAAGTACAATCTTGAAGACTATATTAAATCTAAAAAATTTATAATTATATATGATGTTTTAGAAATTATGATGCATGGGATAAATCGTAATTTTGGAAGAATTTTAAAAAAAATTAATAAATGTAAAAAAATGTATTCTGGTATAGAATTAAATGATAAAGCTTATATACAAATAATGCAGTTATTAATTAATATCGGGCGTGGTGATGTTCTTTGTGAAAATAGAAGAAATATATTAAAATCATATTGTAATAATACAGAGACTATTACCAAAATAGCATTGACATCATTGATATTTATAATGGTAGATGAAGTAAAAATAAGTGCTTCAAAAAAAAAATTAATAGAAATGAGAACAAACAAAGGTAATGAGTTTATCAAATATATAAAATATAGTAATTTAAAACGTGTATGTCCCAAGTATTTTCTTAGGAGAATAGAGAAAATATATAAATAATTTAATATGATGTTTAATAATTTTTTTTATTAGAATAATAAAAATTGATATTTAAGAATATATTAAATTAATAATATTAACAATTCCAATGTTTAATTCTGAAAATTGCTGGGACATTCTTGACACTTATTTTCAAAAAGGAGGATCCCCGGAATCATCAAATCCATTAGTAAAACATCAAATTGATAGTTATAATAAGTTTATTGATAACACTTTGGGGCAGATTATCGCAGGATTTAATCCAATTAAAATCAAAGTAGCGAATCCGAAAAATGACTTAGGTGCCGATAATACATATTGTATTTCTATCAATATTTTGCAACCAAGTGTTACAAAACCAAGCTATCAATTACCAGACGGAACACAAAACATTATGACACCTCATATTGCACGTATGAATAATATGTCTTATTCTAGTAGTGTTTATGTAAATGTTCATGTTATTACAGAAGTTACGAATAAAAATGGTATGACAGAAAAGTTTGATAAAACTGTAAATAACATTTATATTGGTAAAATTCCAATAATGGTCAAATCAAAGCTATGTGTTTCTAATCAGATTCCAGGCATTTGTGAAGAAAACAATAATGAATGCATATATGATTTCGGAGGCTATTTTATTATTAATGGAAATGAAAAAGTGCTTATTTCACAAGATAGAATTAATGAAAATAAAACACTTATATTCAAGCCTAATAATAATAGCGAGGGATTATATGCTGAAATTAGATCTATATGCGATTCATCATATTTACCTCCCAAAACAACGTGTCTTAATATGAGCGGAAAACTAAATCATATGGGGAGAATTATTAGAATTAATACATCATTTCTACGCTCGGAGGTTCCTATTTTCGTTATGTTTCGGGCCCTTGGCATTATCAATGATAAAGAAATCATCTATCATATCGTTTATGATATAGATCAAGAAAAAAATAAAAGAATTATTTCTGAATTAATGGCATGTTGCGAAGATTCATGTGATATTACGACACAGGAACAAGCTGAAAATGTTTTAATTAAGATTATGATTGGAGCAAATAGAAATAATGAACATCATGAGAATGTAGCGCTATTGAGAAATAACCTTAAAAATGATTTCTTGCCGCACGTTGGCAAAAGTTATAGGCGCAAGGCTCTATATGTTGGATATATTATTCGCAAAATGATTCGTATTTACCTAGGTTATGATAATTACGATAATCGCGATTCTTATATTAATAAAAGAGTTGATACGCCCGGAATTCTAATGTCTAATTTATTCAGGCAATGTTTCGGGAAGATGACAAAAGAGCTAAAAACCGCTATTGAAAAAGAATTAGGACTTTGGAGAGGTAATAGTAATACGCCAATTTCTAATATTATTTCTGATATTAGCATAACTAGATTCTTTAAACAATCATTGCTAGAATCGTGGATTAAATACTCGCTTTCTACGGGAAATTGGGGTATCAAAAGCATGGGAACATTTCAAAATATTAAACAGGGTGTTTCGCAGGTATTAAATAGAATGTCTTATGCTAGTACACTATCGCATTTGCGTAGAGTTAACACAGCAATGGAAAAGAATGGGAAATTAGTTCAACCGCGAAAATTAGATAATTCACAAATTGGTATGATTTGTCCCGCTGAAACACCAGAAGGTAGTTCTGTTGGTCTTGTTAAGAATATGGCTCTCAGTACTAATATTTCTATCACTATGAACAGCACACATATTAGAAAAATATTAATTGAATTAAATATTGTAGTTTATGATGATAGTTATGATTATGATGTATCAAAATCATCTATTGATTTCTTGAAGGAAATGGGAAATATGGATAACGTTTATGTTATGGTAAACGGTGATATCATAGGTTATCATGTTGATCCGGCTAAATTATACAATACGCTCAAACATTATAAAAGAAGTGGTATTATTCATCCAATGACATCAATTGTCTGGAATATTCAAAAATCAAACATTATTATTAGCACAGAAGCTGGACGAATGTACAGACCTCTATATATTGTTGATTATGATTCTAAAACTAATAAAAGTGTTCTTAGGATTGAAAGCATCCTCAAAAGAAAAAATATAGAATTCAATGAATACATTAAAGATAAGCGTTTTGATTATTTTATAGTACCAAATGAAATTGTCAAAGACCCTCATGACCCAAATAGCTATCTAGACGAAGAAGGTTTTATTGAATATATGGATTGTGATGAAATTAATAATGCAATGATTGCTACATTCCCTAGTGATTTAGATGAAGGTATTAAAGGAACAGCACTACCTCCTTGTTATACGCACTGTGAGATTCACCCTAGTTTAATTAATGGTATTCTAGGTGTTAATATTCCATTTAGTGATCATAATCAATCTCCGAGAAATTGTTATCAGTGCGCGATGGGTAAACAAGCATTGGGTATTTATACGAGCAATTTCAATAAAAGAATGGATACAATGGGTAATATTTTGAATTATCCTGAAAAATCTCTTGTATGTACTAAATTATCTAAATATACTATGGCGCATAAATTGCCATTTGGTGTAAATGCTATTGTTGCCATTATGACACATACTGGTTTTAATCAAGAAGATAGTATTATGATAAACCAATCGGCGTTAGATAGGGGATTATTTACAAGTACTTATTATAAAACAGTAAGAGATGTTTGTAATAAAAACCATAGTACGGGAGAAGAAGAAATCTTTACAAATCCTGAAAATAAGTCTGTTCAAAAACCATATTCGTATAGTAAATTAAATAGCGATGGTTTTGTTCCTAAAAATACTAGTGTTACCGGGACTGATGTATTAGTAGGAAAGGTAATGCCAAAAAAAATAAATGGCGAAATCAGTTATCATGATAATAGTTTAGTTATGAAGGCTAATGACGACGGATATGTTGATATGAATTATAGTGGAATTAATAGCGATGGATATAAGTTTTGTAAAGTTAGAATGCGTAAAAATAGAAAGCCCGAAATCGGAGATAAATGCGCTAGTTGTAGTGCACAAAAGGGTACAATTGGCATGACTTATAAGCATCAGGATATGCCATATACAAAAGATGGTATTGTCCCTGACATTATTATGAATCCTCATGCTATTCCTTCGCGTATGACTATTGCGCAATTGATGGAATGTATTATGGGTAAAGCTGGATGTCACATTGGTGCTTTCGGGGATTCAACTCCATATAATGATTGTTCCGTTGAAGATATTGCAAAAGTTTTGGAAGAATCTGGCATGGAACGTTATGGGAATGAAATTATGTACAATGGTAGAACAGGAGAACAAATTAGAACTGAGATATTTATTGGCCCTACATATTATCAGAGATTGAAACACATGGTTACTGACAAGGTTCATTCTCGTGGTTCTAATGGCCCTATCGTTATGCTTACGCGTCAACCCAGCGAAGGCCGTGCGCGTTCTGGTGGATTGCGATTAGGTGAAATGGAACGCGATTGCTTTATTGCACATGGTACAGCAAACTTCTTAGCAGAAAGAATGCTACATGTATCCGATAATTACAGAATATTTGTTTGCAAGTATTGTGGAATGCATGCAAATGTAAATACTGATAAAAATATTTACAGTTGTAAAAATTGTAAAAATAATACAGATATTGCACAAGTGCGTATGCCGTATGCGTTTAAGTTACTAAATCAAGAACTGTATACTATGAATATTATGATGAGATATATTTGTAATTAATCATTTAATAGTTTATTTATTCTGTTTATTTTATTTTTTATAAGTATTTAAAAGCAATTTAAGTATTTAAAAGCAATTTAAGTATATCATATGTAATATGGAAGCTTTTAAGAATCTTACTTATGATAACACTCCGACATTTACTTTAAAGGGTAAAAATTATGATTGTAAAGTTCTTGATATTTATGATGGTGATACTATAACTGTTGCTTATTATCTAGAAGGTTTTGGTTATGTAAAATCTAATATTAGACTTATGGGTATTGATACACCGGAAATGAAAGGAGAGCAACGCGGTATGGGAATTAAAGCAAGGAATCATCTAATAAAATTACTTACAAATGTAAATATTGATAAAGAATATGCGCGTAAAGAAATTAGAGAACTAATTAATAATTCTAATGAAAACATTATTAATGTTAGATTTTTAGATTTTGATAAATATGGCAGACCTTTGGCAACATTATATAAAAACGGAAATAATATAAATGATTTATTGGTTAAAAACGGATATGCCAAGCATTATGATGGTGGGAAAAAAGAACAATGGTAGGTATTTAAAGATATTTATATATAAAAATTGAAAAATAATTATATTAATATAGCATATATGAATAAATATTTTGATACATTGCCTGATGATATAATTGAAAAAATCTATTCAAAAATATATTATCCGCAAAAATCTGATTTATTATCTGAAATCAAGTTGGTTTATTTTATTACAACAGAATTAGTACAAAAATACGGATTATATAACGTTTGTTGTTGTGCGATAACACATGATGAATATTATATGAATATTGAAGCTATATCTTTACAGTATATTGAAGATACTCGTGGCAAAATAAATAATTTATCATATTTACAAACAAAAAATCTACTAAATCGCATAATTGGTAAAATGTCTCTTGAAAAAAAATACTCATTTATATTTTATATAACAGATAGGACAATAAAGCAAGCTATTTGCGATACAAAAAAATATATTAAGTATATTATAAATAATATTATTAATAATAATTTAGATAGGTAATTTATTAAATTTATATATATCAAAATGTTCTTGTATCATATGTATTATATAAAACAGTATATGAAAATAAATCAAGAAAGGCCAATTATTGTAAAATAGCAAATTATTATTCATAGAATATAAAGCGATACATTGAGATAGTATCATTGGATGAGGAATATATCCATAAGGAAATTTAGAAACATAATTTTTATTTTTATTAACGTATCCTAATTCAATACCAAAATAACATCCATCTATACCAAGCAAATATGCCGAATATCCTGATAAAATATTACTTGATATGATTATAATAATACTTAATAAATTATTATAAAAACATGAAAAAGACGTAAATGTTGATATATATAATGAATACAATTGTGCTAGCGATAAAAATTTATAAAATATAACATCTCTTTTAAATTTATTATAATCAATACTACTGCGATAATAATAAACATATATATATTGAATGTAATGTATAAAAGATGTGCTTATTAAAAATATTTTATAGTCAGTGAAATAGCTTATAATAAATAAGCTTGCAATATAATAAATATTACTGTAATTCTTTTTTATTATTTTGTATTCTCGGAAATCCCACGGATATACAATATGTCCTTTTGATATTAAATAATCTGTTGTATAAACGAATATCATTGGTAAGATACCTGATAATTTATATAAAAAAATGTTATAATAAAATGTTTCATATTTTATAGAACTTGTTATTATAAGTGGTAATAAGTAATAAGTATGTTCTGTAAAATGTTTTATAAGGTTTTGTGAATTTTGTGAAATATAGCTACTTTGATATGTTGATTCATTTGTCATATAATGCGATAAGTCTTGTGCTAAATATCCTAAAATAAAAAATAAAATATTATACAATAGCTTCATTTTAATTTTATTAGAAATAACAACAATAATTGAAATAGAATAAGAAGTAAGATAAAGTGAATTAAATGGTATATCATTATATACAAGAGAAATACAGTAGACCAAACTTAATATTTTAGTAAATGACGTGTTATTAAATGTATAAAAATATTTATATTATTATTATGATATAAATTAAAGGTGTTTGATAAATTGTTATAGTACTTAATATTTGCAATTGTCATTTTTGTTTAATTATATAAAAAATATTTGTTTATATAATTAAATAATGTATACTAACTTGCATTATATGTTTGGTGGAAATAATAGCTATGTAGATTATTACTTTGGTAATAATTATGTTTTACAACAAGAAAATGAATTATTGAAAAAAGAATTAAAAAAAGAGAAAGAAAAGAATCAAGATTTAAAAGCCACAAATAAGATAATTCAGGATTATATTATAAATCTAGAAAATAAAAATGAATCCTTACACTATGATTTAGATGAATTGAAATTCAAATACAATATGTTAAAGGAAAATAAAGATATTATTGAAGATTTTGAAAAGATATAAGAATTTAAATCATTATATTAAATAAATGTACAAAGACCTAATGAATTATTATAACTTTCGCATGTCATCTCTTTTGTATATTCTAGATAATACAAAGCAGCTAGAAAAATATAAGTGTAAAAAAGAAGATGTGCTAAAATTCGGGGGTACTCATTATTGCATTGATGATAGTGTAAATACTATTGATACATGGGCGGTACCACATAATGAAAACGGCATTTCGCCGAATATTCCTATTTATTCTGGGGATGTTCCTTATGGTGTAAATAAAAAACGTTATGAAGTTAGAGGGTTTTAATATATTATTTAAGAATATAACTATATAATACAAATATATGACTGATTTTATTAAAGAATATCATTCTTTGAAGGAAAAAAAGGATAATATTTTTTTTATGAATAAAGCAATTGAGAACGCAAACAATAGCGATGGTGGTCCATTTGGAGCTGTAATAATTAAAGATAAAAATATTGTTTCAGAAGGCAATAATAAGGTAACCGTGAATAATGATCCATCGGCACATGCTGAAATTGTAGCTATTAGAAACGCATGTAAACAATTAAAAACATTTAATTTAGAAGGCTGTTCTATTTATACAAGCTGTGAACCATGTCCTATGTGTTTGGCAGCATGTTATTGGGCTCGGTTAGATAAGATATATTATAGTAATACTAGGGTTGATGCAGCAAATATTGGTTTTAGTGATGATTTTATTTATAAAGAATTAGAAAAGTCTAATGATGCCAAATGTCTGCCAATAATAAAAGTAGATAATAAAGAGGCGATTAAGACTTTTGAGAGATGGGCTGCAAATACAAATAAGGTTGAATACTAAATGTTTCCGGGATAAGGTTCCGATGAAACACACTGGCTTTGTAACTTGTATTCCAAATGCTGTTATGCCAAGATGTATATATGAAACACATATTGACTTTGACACACTTAACGCCTTGATAAATGATGTGTAAAAAAATTAATAAAAAATGATTTAATATATTTATTTTTTTACATTATAATATGGCTACATCGAGCTATATGGATTATTTCAACGCTATGCCTGATGATATCAAAGATATGGTATACAGTAAGATTACATATCCTCAAAAAGAGGAACTATTGCAAGAAATCAAAAATCACAAGATATATACTGTTGTACTAAAAAAATTAGGGTATGAAAAATTAAAACCTACATTAGATAATGTCACTGATGTGCTTTTAAATACACCACCGATATACTCTATATATATTATGAATATTATTGGACAAATGCGTATAAAAGCGGTAGATGCGTTAGATATAGAATAAATATAAAAAATATATACATAAATAACACATAACTACTACTATCTATTTTTTACTCATTCTAAGCTTCGGTGGTCTCGGGCTTTTTCTGCTTGCGACCACGCTTCTTCTTGGGAGCTTCTTCGTCAGAAGGCTCTTCCGGAATCTCCTCAATTTCAGGAGTAGTAGGGTCAGTTTTTTTGTTGTTGTTGGCTTCCTCAGCTTTGACAGCCTTCAATTCCTGCCAAATCCTGGCAATTTCTGCGAAAATCTCAGTCTTGTTCATCTCGGGATTGGCTTCCTTGATCTCGGCATACTTCTCCTTCACGAAGATGTTGTATGCCGAGGGAGGGCGCTTTTCCTTGGGATTGCCATCCTTGTCAAAGCCCTTCTTGCGCTTGGGCTTTTCAGCCTTAGCAGCCTTAGCTGCCTTCTCAGCTGCCTTGGCCTCCTTATCCTTCTCCTTGTATTCCTTCCAGAACTGCTTGCAATACTCGTCAACATCCTTCTTGGTGTTGAGAGCCTCAGGCATGTTCTCGATGTGGACCTTAAAGAGAGCGGCAGCAGCGACAGTGGTCATTGTTGAGATAGGTTGGTTGGTTGTTTTCTTCACTTCTTTGCGTATCTGGGTTGTTGGACAAACAGAAAACTAAAACAGCCATAGTCATTTTTTGTATTTTTCGGGACATTTTTATTCCAGAACACACAAGGTAGGTGCCGGCATGGGGCTAGAACTAATTTGTTCTGATTTTTGCAAAAATTGATCTATTTACAAGGATTATAAAGATTGTCCACGTATGACCACTACTATGTTGCAGTTGTTTGAACAGATGCCCTCTGATGTTCAGAAAAAGATTTGCGAGAAGATCGTCTATCCGCAACCCAAGGAGCTGCTCGACGAGCTCACACAAGTCTTGGTTGATCGGGAGCTGATGCGGGTGTTTCACAAAGGAGAATGCCGCAAGTTGAAGCCAACAAGAGATGATATTCTCAAAGAGATGTTGAAGGTACCTGGTTTCATGGAGAAGTTCATGGAGAATAACGAGAAAAAAAAAGAAAGTGATGCTCGCGCTATCAATGCTCAACGGGAACACAAGAGGTACTTGCGAGAGAAATTTGTGTAATAAAAACATCAAAAAAAATAGAGAAACCTCATTTTTCTCATGATAGTAATTTTTCTATTTATAATAAAAATTGATTTTTGTTGTTATTTTACTGGAATAACATGTCGTTTGCTTACGAGTGTGAAAAATATCTCTGTGATACCGATAACATCAAAGAAACAATTGAAAAACATGGTGTAGCTATCGCTCCGCTGCTAGATAGTAGCGAGTGTGATGAAATGATAAATAATAAATGGGAATTGCTAGAACATTTGACAAAAAAATTTGCTGTACCAATTGACAGAAATAATAAAAGCACATATAAGCAAATACATGAATTATTTCCAAATCATAAGATGTTACTACAACATTGGAAAGTAGGGCATTCTAAACTAGCTTGGAATGTGCGACAAAATCCAAAAGTTATAGAAGCATTTAAAAAAATATGGGAAACCGATGATTTAATTACGAGTTTTGATGGTGCTAGTATTTATATATTAGATAAACCTACGCGTGAATCAAAATCGTGGTTTCACGTTGATCAAAGCTATACTCGCAATGGTTTTGAATGTATTCAAGGTTGGGTAAATGCTTATGATACGAATGAAGGCGATGCGACATTAGTTATATTAGAAAATAGTAATAAATATCATGGTGATTTTCAAAAAGAATTTAACATTACAGATAAAAAAGATTGGTTTAAATTGCAGAGTAAAGAACAGTATGATTTCTATATTAACAAGGGTTGTCGCGAAGTAGCTATAAAATGCCCAAGAGGATATGGTGTATTCTGGGATAGTAGAACATTACATTATGGAAATCCTGTGCAAAAAACAGCGAGTGACAATTATAATTATCGTTGTGTAGTATATATTTGTATGACACCTAGGTCTCTTGCAAAAGAAAAAGATTTAGATAAAAGGAAAAATGCATTTTATGAACTTAGAATGACTTCTCATTGGCCTCATAAACCAAAATTATTTCCAAAAAATCCACAAACATACGGAAAGAAAATATTAGAAATAGCAGATATTGATGTAGACACAGTTAAAGAATATATCACAGAAAATGGTTACAAATTAATTTAAATATAATTATTTAGTATAAGATGAGTAAAAATAATGAT